AGTTGAGAATCGGAAATCCGCATCATGCGGATATGACGACGCCAACCACTCAGACGACCGCAGCTCGCTCCGCTACCGATCCCCGGAACATGCCGCCGCTCTCGCGCGGCGCGGAGCTCGTCCCATCCACGTTTAACGAAGCGGACAACACGATTGATGTTGTCTGGACGACTGGCGCAATGGGCCGTCGCTGGGATTGGTACAACGATACCCAGTACGACGAGGAGCTGGTCGTAACGCCCGAAGCCGTCGATATGACGCGCTTCGACAAGGGCGTCGTACAGGTTATCGACAACCACGATATCCACGGTGGCCTCAAGTCGATCATCGGCATCGCCATTCGTGGCAGCATCCAGAACGGCGAGGGCAGTGCAACGCTGCGCCTTTCGACCCGTCCCGAGCTGGCCGGCATCATCGGCGATATCCGTGCCGGCATCATTCGTGGGATCAGCTTCACCTACCGCGTTTCCAAGTACGAGATCACCCGCGCCATCGACCGTACCGATGGCATCAACGTGCCGCTGTACCGCGCCGTCGCGTGGGAGCCGTACGAGATCAGTTTCGTGACCGTCCCGTTCGACGCTGGCGCAAGTTCGCGCAGCGCGCCGCAGGACGGTCACCCATGCGAATTCATCACCCGGGCGCCCGCCCTTTCCGCTTCATCCAACCAGGAAGACAACATGACCATTGCTACCCAGCCGGGCGCCCAGACTCCAGCGCCTGTCGATCCAACCCGTGCCGCCCCTGCGCCAGCCCCGGCACCAGTGTCGGCACCAGCACCAGCCGCGCCGGCTGTTACCGACGATGTCGCCTCGCGCGCCGCGCAGGAAGCCGCCACCCGCTCGGCTGACATCATCGACCTGTGCGCCCGCCACGGTGTCACTAACCTGGCTGCCGACCTGATCCGTAAAGGCAACTCGGTCGACCAGGCACGTGCCGCCGTGCTGGACGAAATGGCCCGCAACTCGACCGCAGGCGGTGGCCACCAGAACACCCGCATTCAGCTGGTGGGCGACGTGGAGCAAACGCGCATGGCCGGCATGGAAGAAGCGATCATGCACCGCGTTTACGCTCGCACGAAGATGACCGAGAACGGCGCGCAGTTCCGTGGCATGAGCCTGCTCGAGCTGGGTCGCGACTTCCTGGAAGCGCGTGGTGTTTCGACGCGTGGCATGGATCGAATGCAGCTGGCCACAAATATGTTGAACTTCCGTTCGGCCGGCATGCATGGCACCAGCGACTTCGCAGCTCTGTTCGGCAACGTTGCAAACAAGCGCATGCGGGATGCCTACGCTGAAAACGCCGGCACCTACACGCAGTGGGCACGCCAAGCACCGAACGCGCCCGACTTCAAGAACATCAGCGTCGTGCAGATGTCCGGCGCGCCAGAGCTGCTGCGCACCAACGAGCATGGAGAGTTCACGTACGGCACGATGAGCGACGCAGGTCAGTTCTATTCGCTCGTTACCTTCGGCCGTATGGTCGCGCTGACTCGTCAAGCTATTGTCAACGACGACCTGCGCGCATTCGAGAAGCTGGTGACTGCGTTTGGCGCAAGTGCGAGTCGCCTGGAAAACCGCCTGGTGTACAGCCAGCTCACAAGCAACCCGGCTATGGGCGATGGCAAATCACTCTTTAGCGCCGACCACAAAAACATTGGCTCGGGCGTCGGCTCGGCCCTGACGCTGGACGCACTGAAGGCCGGCCGCAAAGCGATTCGCCTGCAACGAGGGCTGCAGGACGAAGAGCTCAACCTGGCTCCTAACTTCCTGATTGTCCCGGCGTCGCTCGAACAGGAAGCTTACGCGCTGACCAGTGCGAACTACGTGCCGGCCAAGCAGGCCGACATCAACGAATTCCGCGCTGGTGGTCGCACGGCTGTTGAGCCAATCGTCGAGCCTATCCTGGATCGTGCTAGCGAAACCGCATGGTACCTCGGCAGCAACAACAGCCAGATCGACACCGTCGAGTACTGCTACCTGGACGGCGCGGAAGGCCCGGTCATCGAAAGCCAAAACGGTTTCGAGATCGATGGCGTGACCTGGAAGTGCCGCCTCGACTTCGCGGCCAAGGTTGTGGACCACCGTGGTCTGTACCAGGGCGTCGGCAAGTAAGCCGCCGCTGCGAGCCCATCCATCCATCACAGGAATCGAACATGAAGAATTTCATCCAGACCGGCGACACGCTCACTGTCATTGCGCCAGCTAACGTGCTGAGCGGCCAGGCGGTATTGGTCGGCGCGCTCTTCGGCATCGCCGGCAACGACGCCCTGCAGGGTACTCAGGTCGAGATCAAGCGCACGGGCGTGTACTCCCTCGCGGCTACAACTGCCGACACCGGCGCGGCCGGCGCCAAGATCTACTGGGACAACACCGCGAAGCGTCTGACCACGACCGCCACCAACAACACCCTGGTAGGCGCATTGACCGCAGCCAAGGGCGGCACCGAGACCAGCGCGACCGTGCTGCTCGACGGCGCCATCCGTTAACTGCTGCGCATGCTCTTCGCCAATCTCCAGCTGGCCGCGAACAGCGCCGTCCTGAATCACTTGGCTAACAAGCAGGTGACGATCGGCGGCGCGGTCGTGCCGGGCATCTTCCGCAACCTAGCCAGCGAAGCGCAGCTGGGAATGGGAGTCGCATCCAGCAGCCCGGTCGTCACCGTCGCGAGCAGCGCGGTGATGGCCGAGCCGGTCGGGCAGGAGATCACGATCGACGCGGTGCGTTACGAGATCGTTGACGCCGACCCGGACAACACCGGCCTGACCATCCTCACGCTGACAGTGGCTGCATGAGGACCGCGTTCGCAAATATCGTGAGCGCCGTCATCGCGGCACTGGAGGCGCAGCCACCCGTGTGCAGTGCAATCTATCGCGCGCGGGCAATGGCGGTGCCGGAGCAGGACAAGCTGGCGATCAGCGTGCAGTGGGACCAGTCGGTGCCAACCGGCGGCACGATCAACGGAGCGCCCATCGACTGGACGACCCGTCTCACCGTCGAATGCTATGCAAGCGGCACAAGCGAGAGCGGTGACCTCGCGGTCGACCCGCTGCTCAAGGCTGTGTTCGAACGCTTGGCCGCCCACTCCACCCTGGGCGGCATCGTCTCCGATCTGCAAGTAATAGGCGTCGAAGTCGAGAACACGACGGATGGAAAGAAAACCGGGTGGGTCCGACTCACCTATACAGCAGATCACCGCACCAGCAACTTCACATTGAGCTGACATGAATATCGACAAGACCCAAGGCGCGCTGCCCGATGCGCGCGAGATCCTGCCGCCGCCTGGCGGTGGTTCGTGGACCTTCGACCACGACAACTGGGAATGGGTCTCGAACGACCCAGTGCCAGTCCCTGCCAATGAAACCCAAGCCGCAGCCGTCGAGTACGACGGCTCGGCCAACCAGGAGTAAGCGATGCCCCGTCTGATCAGGAACACCATCGTCACAGCCAAAGTGCAGACGACCGCTGGCATGGACGCTGCGCCAACCGGCGCGGCCAATGCCGTGCTCATGTCGGAAGGCAGTATTACGCCGCTCGATGCGCAGGCTATCGACCGCTCGCTGATCCGTGGCTACTTCGGTGGCAGCGAGCAGCTGGTCGGCCCGTCCAGCGTCAAGCTGACCTATGCGGTCGAGCTCGCCGGTTCCGGCGTGGCCGGCACCGCGCCGGCTTGGGGCCAGCTGCTGCAAGGCTGCGCTGTCGCCGAAGGCATGCTGACGACCCCGCCGCGTGTGGAATACACCCCTGTGTCCACGTCGCTCAAAATGCTCACCCAGTATTACTACGACGACGGCGCGCTGCACAAGCTGCTGGACTCAATGGGTAACTGCACCCTGTCTGCGAAGGTGGGCGAACGCCCAATGCTCCGCTTCGAGTGGACCGGCCTGGACGGCGGCATCGCTGTGGCCCCGAACGCCACGGGCGTCTTCACGCCATGGAAGAAGCCTGTCGCCATGACTAAGGCGAACGTCATCGACATCACGCTGGGCGGAACGTACGCTGCCGGCGCGCTCAGTGGCGGCACGGTCTACAACAGCACCGGCCTCGAACTGAACTTCGGCAACGTGGTGAACTTCAGCGCGATGCTCAGCACCGAGACTGTCGACATTTCGGACCGCCAGTCAACTGCAACGCTCGAGCTGGAACTGACGGCGGCGCAGGAGGTCGCGATGATGGCGTCGGTCAAGGCAAACGAAACGCAGGCATTGGGCTTCACCATCGGCACCGCTGCCGGCAACAAGGTACTCGTCTTCGCACCTGCGGCCCAGTTGACGAACCCGCGCAAATCGGAGCTGAACGGCAAGCGCCTGATCGGCTTCGACGTGCGCCTGGTCCCGGTCAACGGCAACGACGAATGGCGCATCGTCGTCCTGTAACGAACACCCTCACATTCACCACTGAAAGGAAACGCCATGGCGTTCAAACTCGTACGATTGAACAAGCTCCCTGTCCGCGTCAAAGGCGCTCTGCCAGGCGAAGACGGCAAGCCAGTCGCCTTCGACTTCACTCTCAACTGCAAGCGGCTCAGCCAAGCTGAAATCGACGTCGTCATGAATGACAAAAAGGGCGAGGTTAAAGGCTTCGTTCAGAACGTTACCGAAGGCTGGGATGGCGTCCTGGACGAGAGCGGTGAGCCAGTTCCATTCGCCCGTGAACATCTTGACCAGATGATCGATAACGCGGGTCTGCCGATGGTGATCATGCACGCCTACCTCGAACAGGTGTCGGCTACCGCAAAAAACTAACCGAGGTCGTGCGCCTGATGGCGCGCGGCCAAATCGAGTTTGGTAATGATGCTCCGGCTGAACTTGATCACCTTAACGAAGCGCTTGCCGCCATGGGCCTTTGCGCCGAGGGCGGCGTAGCACCGCAGAAAGATGAGTACTGGCTTTGGCCAGAAAACGACGAAGCCTTTTCTATGTGGCTCTCGGTACAAACCCAGTGGAGCGCTGGGATGGGCGGTGCTACCGGTTTGAACTATCCCGGAGTCGAGACATGTCTCCGACTCCGGGGGCTGAAAAAGAAGGCGCAGCAGAAGCTCTTTCTGCTGATTCAAATGATGGAGCGCGCTTGCTTGGAAGAGTGGGCGCGTAAGAGAAACAGCTAGGAAACCTCATGACCTCCCCACGCGCACTCATTGAAATGGTTGTCGACGGCGCTACTGAAAGCCGCCGGCGCGTGGAGAGCGTTGCTGACGCACTGCGCCAGATGAATGGTCAGTCGCTCCAAAACATCTCGAACCAGATGAATTCGCTGAACGACCGGTTCACTGGTTTGCAGTCGACTATCGGGAATGTCACGTCGTTCGCGATTGCAGGCGTATCGCTGGCCACCCTCGGCAGCAAAGTAGTCGGTGTCCTCGACTCAATGGGCGAGCTGGACGACCTGTCGCAAAAGATCGGTACCAGCGTGGAAAGCCTGTCGCGCATCCAGCGAGTTGCCAAAACCTTCGGCGTGGATTTTGCCGGAACTGTTGATCCCGCTATGGTGAAACTGGCACGCAACCTCACAACCGTTGACGAGAAGTCGAGCAGGACTTCCAAGGCACTGGCGGCCATCGGCGTATCAGCTAAAGACAGCGCAGGCAAACTGCGGGACCCTGGGCAGGTCATGATCGACGTTGCCAAAAGCCTCGCGCAGTACGAGGACGGTGCCGGGAAGGCCGCCGTGGTAACGGACTTGTTTGGAAAGTCGGGGGCAGACCTTCTGCCATTCTTGAATGACCTGGCAGACAACGTCGATAAATTTACTGGTGTTACTCCAGAGGCGGTGAAGCAAGCGACTGACTTGCAAGACAAGTTTGGGATGCTGAGCCAGCGCACGGATCAAGCTTTTACGTCGATTGTAACGGCAGCGTTGCCGGCGTTGACCGGTTTGTCTGAAGGGTTCACCGATGTGCTCGAAGCCCAAGATGGCCTGATCGACAATGGTGAAATCGCCGAGTGGGCTGGTATGGCTGCAATGGGGATCGCTCGGGTTGCTGATGTGGCAGTGCTGGCAGTCCGTGGATTCTCGGCTCTGGCTAGTAGCGTGGAAGTGATTACCGCCGACCTTGAGGTGCTCTGGACGGCCTCGCCCGCGAATATGGGCCTTACCTTGGCCAAAGGTGGGTCGCCTCTTGCAGATCTGAAAAAGGTGGTCGCTGAGCGAAATCAAGTTTTGGAGGCCGCCAACGCGAAGTGGGCAGCGTTTTACAACGCCGACGGCAATATGTTCGAACAGGCAGTTAAGAAAAGGCTGTCTGCAAAAGTTTCGGACGTGAAACCTCCCAAGGAAGAAAAGGAAAAAGATAAAGACCTCAATGGCTACAAGCCAGGTAGCGACTCAGCAGACAAAGATGCTGAGAAACTGGCCAGCGCCTATCAGAATCTGACTAAAGCTATTCAGGCAAAAATCATTCAAGCAAATCTCGAACTCAGTGCAGGCGCCCCCTTGCTCGCGAGCCAGCAGGAGCAGCTTGGATTGACTGAACAGTTGGCCGAGATGAAGGGAAAGCTAACCCCTATCCAATATGCCTATTTGGAAAGCCAAGCCAAAGAGCTCGTCACGGCATTGGAGGTGATTGAATCGAACAAGCGA